GAGGCTCGTAAGACAGTCTGGACTAGGGATGATGTTATGAAGTTCTTAGATGCCGCCTATGGCGATTTTAACACCCGTAACATCGGTCTTATTGCACACATGGCATACGAATGGTGTCAGCGTGTAGGTGACATGCGCCTTTTAGCATGGGACAGCATTGATTTTGACAGTAAAACGGTACACATTGAACAGAGCAAACGCCGTGCGGATGTTTATCTGCCTATTTCAGATGACCTCTGCGACATGTTGACGCACCAAGAGCAAGACTTTGGCTTTCAAAAGTATGTTGCACCACGCCCATACCCAATAGGTGGTGAGTACAGACCATACTCTAAATTCAAACTGCCTATTCATGCTCGTAAAATAATGGATAGCGTCAATTTGCCGCAGGAGTTAAGACTGTCAGACTTACGAAGGACTGGCACAACTGAAATGGTAGAAGCAGGTGTTGGAATGGCACAAATTATGTCGGTTACAGGACATGCTAACCCTAGTTCAGTGAAACCATACATGAAAAATACTTTAACAAGTGCAAATTATGCATTGACAGAGCGAAATAAGCATGGTAAAAGCATCTTAACTGCCGCAACGAAAGAGATTATACATGAGTAATATATATAACACTATAAGTGATATGGATATACCAAGTGGACATACAAAGAGAATGTCTTGTCCTGTTTGTAATGGGTACAACACTTTCACTGTGACCAACAACATGGGTAGTCTTGTGTGGAATTGTTACAAGGCTTCTTGCAAGGTCAGTGGTGGTACTCGTGTTCGTATGACTGTTGATGATATTCGTAAAGGCTTTGACGGTGCAGAGGTATTTGCATCGCAGAACACATTCGTTATGCCAGAGTACATCGTGCCGCCAACATTTGATGTAGCGGAGTGGGCAATGGAGTTGTATGGCATTGATGTGGATGAAGTTGGTATTCTGTATGATGTGAAAGAGCATCGTGCAGTATTTCCTGTCGTACATGAAGGCAAGACAGTGGACGCAACTGGACGGTCACTTGGAAAAAGATTGCCTAAATGGAAACGATATGGAAAAAGTGGCTTGCCATACAGTCATGGGTGTGGTAATGTCGCCGTAGTTGTTGAGGACTGCGTGAGTGCTGCAGTTGTCGGTAATGATGTTTGGTGTGGGGTCGCCGTGTTGGGGACATCATTACAGGAATCTCACAAGAAGTATCTTGCGCAGTTCTCAACAGCCATAATTGCTTTAGACCCTGATGCTTTACCCAAGACATTGGCAATGGCAAAAGAACTAAGAGGTCATGTAAATGATGTTCGTGTTCTTCGCTTGACAGATGACTTGAAGTATCGTAATCCAACAGACTTTGAAAACCTAACCAACATAGGAGTATGACAACATGGAACTATCCCTAATACGAAGTTTAATGGACAAGTCGTTCTACGATGACCATCGTGGTGCTAAGTGTCCAGACCGCCTGTTCAGTAAGGATGTGCGGAAGATTAAGAAGACCATTGATATGGCGATGGACAGGTACAATCGTACCGTAACACCTGACGAGGTAGAGGCACTGTTCATGTCGGATAACCCGACACTGACTACTGCACAGAAGCAAGCCTTCTCATCCCTGTTTGCCAGTGTGAAGAGAGAAAACACGATGGGCAGTGATGTAGCACAAGAGGTGTTATCCAAGTTATTCCAACAGGTGATTGGTGAAGATGTAGCCAACATTGGATTTGACATGGTGAATGGTGATGCCAACACACTTGAATCCCTACGCACTTTGCTTGAGCGATATGGTGATGACTTCATTCCTAATCTCAACATTGAGTGGGATGACATCAGCATTGAGACACTCATGGCAAAGGCTGAACTGGAAGCACGATGGACATTCAATGTACCTGCCATTGCTCGTAAGGTAGAGGGCGTGTCTGGTGGACAGTTGATTGAGGTAGGTGCTAGGCCAAACACTGGTAAGACATCCTTCCATGCTTCAATGATTGCCGCACCCGGCGGCTTTGCACATCAGGGTGCTAACTGCATCATCCTGTGTAACGAAGAGCCTACGCACCGTGTTGGTGCAAGGTACTTGACTGCCGCTGCAGGTATGTCTGCTCGTGAAGTACGAGACAACATGAGTAAGGCACAGTTGCTTTACTCACCTGTCATGCAGAACATCAAGATTAAGGATGCAGGTGGTCGTGACATGGCATGGGTAGAATCGGTATGTAAATCGTACAAGCCGGACATACTTGTGCTTGACATGGGTGACAAGTTTGGTGTATCAGGTTCATATGCAAGGGAAGACCAAGCACTGGCGGCTTGTGCTATCTACGCTAGGCAGATTGCCAAGACATACGACTGTGCTGTATTCTACATGTCTCAGTTGAGTGCGGATGCAGAAGGTCGTGCGCAGTTAAACCAGAGCATGATGCAGGGTAGCCGTACAGGTAAGGCGGCAGAGGCAGACTTGATGATACTGATTGGCAAGTCACCATCTGTGGAAGGGCAGGAAGAGGATAGCCCACTACGCCACATCAACATCGTGAAGAACAAGTTGAATGGCTGGCATGGCATGGTGAACTGTGAGTTAAATTATCAGACAGCGAGGTACGAAGGATGAAACTAACACTTGATGTAGAGAACACTGTTGTTAAGCGTGGTGATAAGACTCACCTTGACCCCTTTGAGCCAGAGAATACACTTGTCATGGTTGGTATGCTTACTGACCAAGGTGAGGAGTTTAGTATCACCTTTGACCACAGTGAATGTGAGCCAAGTTACAATGGTCACAAGATTGTGCAGGAGCAGTTAGATAAGGCTACCGTGCTTATCATGCACAATGCGGCACACGACTTGCTGTGGCTGTGGGAATCAGGGTTCAAGTATGATGGTCCTGTGTTTGATACAATGCTTGCTGAGTATGTGTTACAGCGTGGGCAGAAGCAACCTCTATCACTAGAAGCATGTGCTGAACGCTATGAGTTGGACACGCAGAAGCAGGACACATTGAAGGAATACTTCAAGCAAGGGTACAGTGTTCGTGACATACCTCATGATGAGTTGTCACATTACCTGTCTGCTGACCTTCATGCTACACAGCAATTGTCTGACAAACTGATGTACCGTTTGAATACACAGGCAGATGGTGGACTGATAACTACCGTTGACCTGACTAATCAGGTGGCAGTATGTCTGTCACGCATTTATCAGCGTGGGTTTAAGGTTGACTTATCTGTGCTTGACGCTGTGCAACAGGAGTTTATGCAGGAGAAGGCTGACCTCATTGAAAGTCTGAACAAGCAAGTGCGTGATGTTATGGGTGACACACCTATCAATCTGAATAGCCCAGAGCAATTGTCTTGGGTAATTTACAGCCGCAAGGTGAGAGACAAGCAGTATTGGGGCAATGCTATTGACCCTTACATGGATGATGCAGAGTTTCGTAGCCTCATAGCAGGTGGTACAGAGCGTATGTACAAGACTAAGGCTGTGCAGTGTACTGATTGCAATGGCTCTGGTTACATTCACAAGACAAAGAAGGATGGCACACCGTATGCTAACAAGAACAGGTGTCCTGCTTGTGATACTGTGGGTTATCTGTTCAATTCTACGAATGAGATTGCTGGGTTTAAGTTTCGCCCACCTTCACCAAAGTGGGCTAGTGCCAATGGCTTTACTACAAGCAAGGGCAACCTTGAAGTGCTAGAGTCTTCTGCTAAGTCACAAGGTATGACACAGGCGGCTGACTTCTTAGCCAAAGTGCGTAGGCTATCAGCCGTTGACACATACCTTTCATCCTTTGTGGATGGTATTAAGAACTACACCAAGCCTGATGGTAAGTTACATGTGCGTTTGCTTCAGCATCGTACAGCGACAGGCAGGTTTAGTGGGGCAGACCCTAACATGCAGAACATGCCACGAGGTGGTACGTTTCCTGTGAAGAAGGTGTTCGTGTCTCGTTTCGAGGGTGGCAAGATACTTGAGGCTGACTTTGCACAGCTAGAGTTTCGTGCCGCCGCATTCTTATCACAAGATGGAGTTGCTATTGAAGAAGTATCTACTGGATTTGATGTACATGCATATACCGCTGAAGTTATTACTACCGCTGGTCAACCTACGAGTAGGCAGGATGCGAAAGCGCATACTTTTGCGCCGTTGTATGGAGCGACAGGCTTTGGAAGAACAAAGGCAGAAGCGGCATACTATGAACACTTCAATGATAAGTACCAAGGGGTCGCAGATTGGCATACCCGACTGGCTAAAGAGGCTATAAACACACGCAAGATTCGTACACCATCAGGTCGTGAGTTTTCATTTCCTGATGTTACACGGAATGCCCGTGGCAGAGTGTCGCACTTTACACAGATAAAGAATTATCCTGTGCAGTCATTCGCTACGGCAGACATTGTACCTGTGGCATTATTACACATAGATAAACTGCTTGACGGTATGCAGTCCTGTGTGGTAAATAGTGTACATGACAGCATCGTCATTGATGTTCATCCAGATGAAGAAAGGAGTGTTATCAATATCATAAAGCAGACTAATGACGATTTGCCTAATCTAATACTCATGCGGTGGGGTGTACAGTTTAATGTACCACTATTGCTTGAGGCAAAAATTGGTTATAATTGGCTTGACACGAAAGACGTTGCCTGATATAACTATGGTTCTTTGACACTAGTATAAGGAGTAAAAATATATGACAACATCACTAACAACGATTGACACTAACAACTTTGCTGCCATGGCACAGGCTATGGGCATGTCGGCTGATAGTGCCAATACAAAGAAACAGACTAGCACATTGGCACGATTGCGATTACAGCATTCTGCCATCCTTGGCGATGACAAGGTGCTAGTGAAGGCTGGGCAGTACAGGTTGGAAATACCAGATGGACCTACCTACTACGCTCAGTCAGTTAATCTTCGCCCATACTTGCAACGCTTTATGTATAAGCGTTTCATTAAAGGGTTTGGAGATAAGCCAAATCGTTATGTCAAGACAGTCATGGCAAACAACTTGAACATTGACTTGAAAGACAATGACGGTGGTTTTAACTGTGGCAAACCTGCTGGTTACATCGAAGACTTTAAGGCGTTACCAGAGAAGACACAGGAACTTATCAAGCAGATTAAGCGTGTTCGTGTAATGCTTGGTACAGTTGAACTCATCAACGCTACTGATGCACAAGGTAATTCTGTTGAAGTAGATGAGATGCCATTCATCTGGGAGATTGAGAACCGTGACGCATTTAAGGATGTCGGTGCAGTGTTCAATAAACTCACGAAGATGAAGCGTCTGCCTGTTCAACACCATGTGATTGGTAATACAGAGGAACGCAAGTTGCCTAATGGTAACAGTTTCTACTTGCCAGTTGTGTCACTTGATGTTACAAAGACACTTGACCTTGGTGACAAGGAACAGGATACCTTTGCTGACTTCATGGCATGGGTTGAGAACTACAACGAGTACATTATTAATGCTTGGTCAGATAAGGCAACAGAACATGATGATGTTATTGATGCTGAAATCACTGAAGGCATTATTGATGTGGAACTTGATGAGGAAGTAGCGTAATGAACCATCCTGCTGAACTGGCGTTGCATCAGTATCTTGAAGATGCGGTCAACGGCAAAACACAAATGTCTGCTGAAACGATAGAGCAAGTAGCCAACGACATCAAAGAGGCACTGCATCGTCAGTTTGGCAAGGAGAGTAAGCGCAGAGAGTTTACTCTTCGGATGTCAAACATAGGCAGACCGTCTTGTCAGTTGTGGTTTGAAAAGAATCACCCTGACAAGGCATTGCCAAAGCCTACCACATTCGTCATGAACATGATGATTGGTGATATTGTAGAGGCAGTATTCAAAGGTCTGTTAACAGAAGCAGGAGTTAAGTATGAGAACTCAGATAAAGTATCACTGGAACTCCACGACACCAGTATTTCTGGAACATATGACATTGTTATTGACGGTGCTGTCGATGACATTAAGTCAGCATCTGACTGGTCATACCGTAACAAGTTTGATTCATTTGAAACACTAAAGAATGGAGACAGTTTCGGATATGTTGGTCAGCTTGCTGGCTATGCCAAGGCTTCTGGTAAAGAGGCAGGTGGTTGGTGGGTAGTCAACAAAGGTAATGGGGAGTTTAAGTATGTCCCTGCTACTGGCATTGACATTGATGCTGAACTGGACAAAGCAAAGTTTGCTAAGATTGCCTTAGAAAAGGATGAAGTACAGCGTTGCTTTGAGCCAGTTGAAGAAGTGTTCAGAGGCAAGCCTACAGGTAATAAGATATTAGGTGTAGAGTGTGGCTTCTGTTCATATAAACATGCTTGTTGGCCTAACTTGAAAGAGATGCCATCAGTCATGTCAAAAGCAAAAGACCCTAAGATTGTGTCTTATGTTGAGTTGGTAAATGATGGCAACCCACAATCATAAGGCATTTAGGGCGGCACGTAAGTATGGTTATAGGAGTGGGTTGGAGTTAAAGATATCGGAGTATCTTAACAACCTAAAAGCAAAGTATGACTACGAGAGTATCAAGATTGAGTGGGAAGACTTAGCCTACCGCACCTATACACCAGACTTCGTGTTAGACAATGGCATCATCATCGAATCTAAGGGGATGTTTACTGCCGCAGATAGACGCAAACACCTTGCAATTCAGCGGCAGCATCCTAAATTAGACATACGGTTTGTGTTTGAGAATAGCAGACGCAAGTTGCGTAAGGGTGCTAAGTCAACTTATGCTGAGTGGTGTATCAAGTATGGTTTCAGATACTATGACCGCATCATTCCAGAAGATTGGCTAAAGGAGAAAGGGAAGAACAAGCATCCAAAGTTTGTTAAATTTACAGGAACTAAAAAGCAAAGGAGTTAGCTATGACAGATGACACAGACAACCATATTCAAGACAATGATTTTTTGATTCGTATTCGCCCACAGACTGATAAGACAAATCAGTGGACAGGCGAGATTGATGTAGCCATTATTACGAATGACGACAAGCACCTATCAGATGATGATTACTTCCAGATACTACACCTTACTAAGATGGTGGCTTGCACAATACCCATCATGGAAGTAGATGATGCAATGAGAGATGCGGTACATAATTTTGTTATGGAGTTTGAAAATGAGATGTCAGAGGAAGATATTCCTGTTGACAGTGACAGAGGAAGGGTGTTAGAAATAGACGACAATGTGGTGACATTATCATTTGGAACACGAACAAAGGGGAGTGCTTGACATGACAGATTACAAAAAGATAATTGAAGAATTTGAAGCAGAGGAAAAAGCCAAGCGAGAGCAAGCCAGAAAACAGTCTGACATGGTAAATAATCCTGCACATTATAATAAGTCAGGCATCGAATGCGTTGACGCTATTGCTGCTGCAACAGGAGAGGGGTTTGAGTATTATCTACAAGGCAACATACTTAAATACCTGTGGAGATACCGCTACAAGAATGGCTCAGAAGATTTGAAGAAAGCACAGTGGTATCTTAATCGTCTAATTCAAGAAGTGGAAGGCTGCTATGATGGTGACCGTTAAGGTGTTTATGACACTGCTAATTGACGATGAAGAATATCCTATGCCAGCAGATGGCAGAGTGGATGAAGAACTTGAAGAGGCACTTGAAGAAATGATATATGATATTGATGGTGTCAGAGTAAAAACAATACGAACAGTTATGGAGAGTTACTAATGAACAATTATTTACCAACCGACTACCAAAACTTCATAGCACTTTCACGCTATGCACGATGGAAAGAAAATGAGCAAAGGCGTGAGACATGGCAGGAAACAGTGTCTCGTTACTTTGACTACATCACAAACCACCTTCGTGACAAACACAATTACAAAGTCACAAAGGACATGCGCAATGAACTAGAGCAAGCGGTACTTAATCAGGACATCATGCCAAGCATGAGGGCATTGATGACTGCTGGTCCTGCCCTAGACCGTTGCCATGTTGGTGGATACAACTGTTCATATGTACCAGTGGATAGCCCACGTGCCTTTGACGAAACTATGTACATTCTGATGTGTGGTACAGGTGTAGGCTTCAGTGTTGAACGCCATCACGTAGAGAAACTACCTATCGTGAATGAAGACTTTCATGAGACAGACACAGTAATCAAGGTAGGCGACAGTCGTCCGGGATGGGCAAAGTCACTAAAGGAACTGATTGCTATGCTGTACACTGGACAAATTCCTAAGTGGGATGTGTCAGAGGTACGCCCTGCAGGTGCAAGGCTCAAGACATTTGGTGGTAGGGCATCAGGACCACAGCCACTTGTTGAGTTGTTTAACTTCTGCATTGAGAAATTTAAGGGTGCTGCGGGTCGTAGACTGTATCCAATAGAATGCCATGACATCATGTGTAAGATTGGTGAGGTTGTAGTTGTTGGCGGTGTACGCCGTTCTGCACTCATCAGCTTGTCCAATTTGAATGATGACCAGATGCGCCATGCTAAAGCAGGTCAGTGGTGGGAGAATGAAGGGCAACGTGCGCTTGCAAACAACAGTGTGGCATACAAAGAAAAGCCACAGATGGGTACGTTCATGCGTGAGTGGATGTCACTGTATGAT